CAGAGATAAAGTAAAAATAAAAGATGCTTCTGATCGTGACATGGCATGGGTAGAGAGTGTATGTAAAACATATAAACCTGATGTCCTTGTACTTGATATGGGAGATAAGTTTTCTAGATCAGGTGGATTCTCAAGACCTGATGAAGCACTTAAAGCTAATGCTATACATGCTCGTATGATTGCCAAGCAACATGAGTGTGCAGTCTTTTACATGTCTCAGTTAAATGCTGAAGCAGAGGGTAAGGTTATACTTAACCAAGCTATGATGGAAGGTAGTCGTACAGGAAAAGCAGCGGAAGCTGATCTAATGATATTGATTGCTAAGAATCCTCCTAAACAGGAGACTCCTGAAGAAGAAGAAGATTTACAAAGACATTTAAATGTGGTAAAGAATAAACTAACAGGGTGGCATGGTTCTAGAATATGTACACTCAACTATAAAATAGGAAGGTATGAATTATGACCAAGTACTTAACATGCATCAAGTGTGATATAGAGCAACCTGTGACACAGTTTATTGCAATGAAGTCAGGCGAGATAAAAAGAACCTGTAAGTCATGTAAGAATGGACACAAGGCTATAATTAAAAAGTTAAGGAGTGAGAACGAATATCCTAAAGAAGATTACTGCTGTCCTATATGCGAAAGAGACATAGAAGAAATAGCTAAGTATGGTCAGATTAGAATGAAGAATTGGGTATTAGACCATTGCCATGAAACCAATACGTTTAGAGGTTGGATATGTCATCATTGTAATACTGGACTTGGAGCATTTGCTGATGAGACAAGAAGATTGGCAAATTCTACAAGATATTTAGATGAACACAGAGCTAAGATGGAGAAGACAGAAGGTATGTACACTAAGAAAGATATACCTGATCTCATGCAAGAGTTGCACAAAGAAGTTATTCTTGCTAAAGAATGTGACATAAGAAATTATCATAAACTACAATACTCTAATTCATCTCAAAGAGAAGTAAACAGACTTAAAAAGTTAATAAAACTAATTGAAGCAGGTCTTGATATAGAAGACTATGAGAGTGGTACAGTTTTAATTAATGGTAAGTTTGTAGTAACATTATTAAATGATAATTGGAGAAACCTATACAAAAACAAATGGTATAGACACAAAGCTGACGTACAACATTTTATAGACAACTATATATTGAAGGAGTATAAACAATGAAACTAACACTCGATGTAGAAAATACAGTAACTAAGAGAGGTGGCAAGATGCACCTTGATCCTTTTGAGCCTACTAATAAATTAGTTATGGTGGGTTGTCTGACAGACACAGGTAAGGAATATCTATTCAGAGATAACTTTGATGGAGTACAAGAACTACTAGATCAAGCTACAATACTCATTGGTCACAATATATCTTACGACTTAATGTGGTTGTGGGAATGTGGGTTTAAGTATGAAGGTAGTGTGTTTGACACTATGTTAGCAGAGTATGTGCTACAGAGAGGTATAAAGAAACCTCTGTCACTAGAAGCATGTGCAGAAAGATATGACTTGGATACAAAGAAGCAGGATACACTGAAGGAATACTTCAAGAAAGATATGGGAGTTGACGAGATACCACCTGAAGAATTGTCTGAGTATCTTTCAGCAGACTTACATGCTACACAGCAACTATCTGATGAACTGTATAGAAAGCTAAATACAATAGAGTATAGTGGTCTAATGGAAACAGTAGTACTAAGTAATAGTGTATCTATAGTTTTAGCTAAGATATACTCAAGAGGGTTTGCTGTTAATCTAAGTAAGCTAGAAGAAGTTCGTTCTGAGTTTGAGAAAGAAAAGATTGAGACAGAGAAGAGACTGCGTTTACAAGTGTCTAATCTAATGGGTGACACATCTATTAATTTGAATAGTCCTGAGCAAATGTCTTGGGTTATATATAGTCGTAAACCTAAAGAAAAAACAACATGGTTGAATCACTTTCATCCTTATATGAATAAGGCAGACTTAGTACGTAACATAAATACACATTCAGATATAGTATATAAAACCACAGCAGTTAGATGCTCTCATTGTTACGGAACAGGTAGACTTAGAAAGATAAAGAAAGATGGCACACCCTATATTAATCAACCTAAGTGTGATAAGTGTGAGGGTAGTGGTTACATATTTAAACCGTCTAGTAATGTAGCAGGATTTAAGTTTAATCCACCAACTGCTAAGTGGGTTACTGCCAACGGTTTTAGTGTTAATAAAAATATGTTAGCTATACTACAGAGATCAGCTAGAAATACAAATAGACAAGATGCTTATAACTTCTTAACTGATCTACAAAGGGTATCAGCACTAGATACATACTTGTCCTCTTTTGTGGAAGGCATAAATATATATGTAAAACCTGATAAGAAATTACATGTTAGGTTACTACAACACAGAACCTCTACAGGTAGATTTAGTGGTGCTGATCCTAATATGCAGAATATGCCTAGAGGTGGTACATTCCCTGTTAAGAGAGTGTTTGTATCAAGATGGAATGGGGGAAAGATACTAGAAGCAGACTTTGCTCAACTAGAGTTTAGGGCAGCGGCTTTCCTATCACAAGACAAAACAGCAATGAAGGAGATTGAAGATGGATTTGATGTACATGCGTACACTGCTTCTGTTATTACAGAATCAGGTCAGAAGACTAGCAGGCAAGAAGCAAAAGCTCATACCTTTGCACCCCTCTATGGAGCAACAGGGTTTGGGAGAACGACTGCTGAAGCAAAATATTATGAGCAGTTCACAGAAAAGTACCAAGGCATCAAGTTATGGCACTCCAGATTGGCTAAAGAAGCTCTAGAAAAAAGAATGATAACTACACCATCAGGTAGACAGTTTGCTTTTCCTGATGTAGAACGAAGAAGAAATGGCACTGTTAGTCACTTTACACAGATAAAGAATTATCCTGTACAGTCATTTGCTACTGCTGATATAGTTCCTCTAGTGTTAATACACATGGAGAACTTACTGTCTACACATAAATCTTGTATAGTAAACTCTGTACATGACTCTGTAGTAGTTGATATACACCCTGAAGAAGTAAATCAGGTTTTATATATAATTAAAAAACTTAATAATGATCTGCAAAATATTATTGAAACACAGTTTAAGATTAAGTTTAATGTGCCATTATTACTTGAAGCAAAAATGGGTGATAATTGGCTTGACACTAAAGACGTTGCGTGATATAACTACGGAACTTACATAAATAGAAAGGAAGATAAATGACAGAAATAATGACAATAGACACTAATAACTACAATGCTATGGCTAAAGCTATGGGTATTGCAGGTGAGGGTACTACTACACCTAAAAAAAGTAATAACCTTAATAGGTTAAGAATATGGCACTCACCATTAATGGGTTATGAGGAAGTTAATGGTAAGAATAAAAAGACTGAGATAATAGAAGGTGGAGCATATCGTCTAGAAGTATTAGATGGAGATACCTCTACATTTTATTATGCAAATGAGATGTCAGTCAGACCTTTTATGCAAAGATTTATGTATAGAAGATACGTAGCAAATACTAATGCAAAGCAAGGAGAACCAAAGGGAACTTATCAAAGAACTATTATGGCAGACACCCTTAATATGGATTTAAAAGATAACACAGGTAAGTTTAACTGTGGTAAACCTACAGGTTATGTAAAGGACTTCAAGGCATTGCCCTCTGATATGCAAGACTTAATACGACAAATAAAACGAGTAAGAGTTGTTTTTGGTACTGTTCAATTAGTAGGTGCAAAGGATGCAAATGGAGACGATGTTTCGTTAGAATCACTTCCTTTCATATGGGAGATAGATAATAAGGATGCCTATAAGACAGTAGGGGATAGGTTTACTGAGTTTACAAATAAACAGAGACTACCACTACAGCATAGTATTTACTTTGACAAGACAGAAGAAAACCCATTACCAAATGGAAGTTCTTTCTATACTCCTGTTGCTAAGATAGATATGACTAAATCTTTAGATATTAGTAGCGAAGATCATAAGTTATTCTCTGATTTTATGGATTGGGTTAAAAACTTTAATGACTATATCTATAAGGATTGGGATGAAAAGGCTTATGCTAATCAAAAGGAATCTTCTCAAGAAGATATTGATACTGTTGAGCAGTTCATTGATGTTGAATTAGAAGAAGGAGTAGCATAATGAATCACCCTGCTGAACTGAAAGTGCATCAGTATATGTCTGATGCTGTAAATGGTAAGTCTACTATGTCTGAGGAAGTAATTGAACAGGTAGGTAATGACGTAAAAAATGCACTTAGAAAGCAGTTTGGTGGGGGAAACCCTCGTGGTGATTTTAGACTACGTATGTCCAACTTGGGCAGACCTACTTGCCA